ATAAAAATATCCACATAAAAGGTAATATGAATATGACTGTTGATGGTGATGTCCGTCAATTAGTATACGGTAATTATCATTTAGAAGTAGAAAAAGATTATACCATAAATGTGAAAGGAAGTAAACAAGTTAAGATTGGTGGTAATTACGAAACAGAGATACAAAGAAATAGAAGTACTAACATTGGTATTAATGATAATCTTACAGTATTAAATGATTTAAATTTAAATATAACAAACGATGCATTAACTACTATTGGAAATGATTATGTTATTAATACAACAAATAACTATTCTAATACAGCTTACAATAATATATCCTTATTTGCCGGTGGTAAATATTCTCAGAGTTCAGTAAGTGACTTTGCAGTTGCTGCAGGTGGCAATATGAAGTTTGGTACTACTGGAAACTTAACAGAAGATATAGATGGTACGCATACGCTTACGTGCGCTACCGCAGCGCTCGTGTACGATGCTGGTGAGATAACAGTTAATAATATAACACAAACACAGCATACACATACAGAGGTTCCTGGAACTGGTGGAGCAAGTTCTCCAACTCCAGCAACAGCACAAACTACATCACCAACTACTGGAACGTAAAAATGAGTTGTTCAGAAAATACATTACTTAAAGGCGTAAAAGATAAACAAAAAGAACTTGATACTCTTTTAGAACAGGGTAAAGATGGTTTAGCTTCTATGCAAAGTAAAGTAGATGAACTAAAAGCTGATCTTAGTTCTTTTGTTCCTGTCTTACCAGAAGTTCCTAGCTTACAAGGTGATTTATTAAAGCTGGGTGATATAACATCTGCATCTGGATTAGCTACAAAGATTGCAGAACTAAAAGCAAGCATGGGATCAGCAGTTCCAGACTTAGATAGTTTAATAAGTTCTTTAGGATTGGACTCTTTTCCTCCTACTATTAATTCTGCAGATATATGTAGCACAATGCCAAATGTAGAAACAATTGATGGTGTTGCAACTGTAGTTCCAGCAGAATCTAAAGTACCAGAAGAAGAACCAAAGAAACCAGAACCAAAACCTGTTATTGAACCAGATAAAGATGAATTGAACCTAAGGGTAATCACTCTTGCTTTATCAAATGCAAGAAGGCAAATACAGGAAAAAACAGATGCTTTGGAATTTCCTAATGTACCTGAATCGCACTGGTTTGCTCTTCGATCAATTTATTCAGATTTAACCTTTGATGAAACCAGAGTACAATTATCTGAATTAGGTGGAAGTACTTGGGATGATCTTAAGTGGAAGTCTTATAATGAATTAGAAATGTCCAAAAAACAAGCAAAGCAATTAAATGAAACAGGAGTTATTTTTGGATTTCACTCAGAAGGAAAAATACTTGAAGAGATGTATACTAAGGCTAAATCCGCCAAAAAAGAATATGCAGATGCAGATGACTTAGCTACAGCAGCTAAACTTAAAGTTGAACAACAAAAGAAAAAGCTCGGGTAAAACTGTATAAATAGATATATGACAACGCAAACATCACCTTTAATACAATCTGATTGGTCAATAACCACCGAAAAGAAGTCTAGTGTAGTTAGTAAAAATAAAGGACATAGAGATTTAGATCTTTCTTTATTACTGCACCCAATACGAAAAGACATTAACGTGTTAAAGGATGATAATGCTGTAAAGAATGCTGTTAAGAACTTATTAATAACAAATGCATTTGAAAGACCGTTCCAGCCCCAACTTGGAGCTAACTTAAGAGGTTTATTATTTGAACCAGCGGATGCTATCACAAAAATAGCTATAAAAGAGAACGTAAAAAAGGTTCTTCGAGATTATGAGCCAAGGGTAAAGGTATTATCCATAGGCCTAAACGATCTATCAGATCAAAATGCTTACAGATTGACTGTTAAGTTTTTAATAAAAGAAAATGATACAGATGATACTGTAGAGATATTACTAAGAAGGTTAAGATAAAATGGCAACAAATTTAAAAGTTACAGAATTAGATTTCGATCAGATTAAAACGAATCTAAAGAATTTCTTAAAGACACAATCAGAGTTTAATGATTATGACTTTGATGGATCAGGCATGAGTGTATTACTAGATGTTCTAGCATATAATACACATTACAATGCAATGAATGCTCACTTTAGTTTAAATGAAGCATTTTTAGATTCAGCACAGATAAGAGGCAACGTTGTTACCCGTGCTAAATTACTAGGTTATATTCCAAGATCTATATTATCTGCAAGAGCGATTGTAGATATAGTTGTTAATGCGGCAGGGGAAGACAGTGTTCCTACAACTCTTACACTCCAAAGAGGAACAAAATTTAATACATTAAATTCTGCTGGGGAAGAATTTCAATTTGTTGTTTTAGATAATCATACAGCAACCGTTTCAAATAATACATTTACATTTTCAAATATTTCTATAGCAGAAGGAACATTCAAAACTTTAAAATATAGAGTTGATAATGATATAGAGAATCAGAAATTCCAGATATCAGATCAAGACGCAGATACTTCTACTCTTAGAGTTCGTGTACAAGATAACGAAGAGAGTACAGCATTTGACATTTATACACAGTTCGAATCATTAAAGAATGTTAATTCAGAAACAAAGACATATTACTTACAAGAAAATTCTAATGAATTCTTTGAAATATATTTTGGTGATGGCGTAACAGGATATAAACCTATTAATAATAACATTGTTACTTTAGATTATATATTCACAAATGGTAAAGATGCAAACAATGCTAATACATTTACTAAAGTAGATAACATTGATGGATTTAGTAATATTACAGTTACAACAGTAATAGCTGCAGCAGGTGGTGTTGACCCGGAAACAACTGAGTCAATTCGATTCAATGCTCCATTAACATTTACCTCACAAAACAGAGCAGTTACATCTGATGACTATTCTGCTATTATTAAAAAATCATTTACAAATATAGATTCTATATCAACTTGGGGCGGGGAAGATAACGATCCACCTGATTATGGTAAGGCTTACATAGCTATTAAACCTCTTACATCTACTGTATTAACCACAGCAGAAAAAGATCAAATTAAAGATACAATTTTAAAAGGAAAGAACGTAGTTAGTATTACCCCAGAAATTTTGGATCCTAATTTTACCTTTTTAGAATTAGATGTATTCTTTAAATATAATCCTAACCTTACAGATAGATCTAGTTCAGATTTACAATCTGTTGTAAGAGATACAATCAGCGATTATAATTTTAATAACTTAAATAAATTCGATGGTGTATTTAGGCATTCACAACTATTAAAAAGTATTGATAACGCAGACCCTTCAATTCAGAATAGTACAGTAAGACCTCGTATGTTCCAAAACATAGCGGCAACTACAAATCAAGCTACCAATAATTTTAATTTAACTTTTACTTCACCATTCTATCAGTCAGGGGATTCTACAAAACACATATTATCTTCTACAGCATTTAAAATTGCAGGAGATACAGACGATCATTTCTTTGGTGATATTCCAATTACAGGTTCTACTAAAAGAACAATCATAGTATTTAAATCTGTATCTGGTTCTAACGTAACTATAATACCATCAGCTGGTGAAATAGATGTTGACAAAGGAACTATTACTTTAAATAGTTTTGCACCATCTACTAATACAACTATCCGAATAACCGTGGTACCTAATTCATTAGACTTAGCACCTAAAAGAGATCAACTGCTTTCGATTGATCAACAAAGAGTAACAATTACACCTGAAGTTGATACAATATCAGTAAGTGGATCATCAGGATCAATTAGATATACAACTACACCAAGACTTAAATAATGCCATCACACGATTCAGAATATAGCTCACCAGGATACGTAGAAACCGTAGCGTCTTCTAAGAAAAAGACGAAAGAGCATATTAACTTTAAGCAATTAGTTCCATCACACATATTGGAAAATGCTTCTAAGCTTGAAGCTTTAATGAAATCATATTATACGTTTATGAATTTAGAGGAATTTATATATTCCCAAACTAAAACATTCACAGACGTTGTCTTAGATAATAAGGCAGTATTCAGAATATCAGATCCAAAGAACGAGAATGATGAATTTTTTACAGACGAAACAGGCGCTGAATCTACATTAGTTATCACTGATACAGATGGAACAACAACAAACATTAGCTTAGACGCAATTAACGTAGCTATAACCAATGGTAATGACTTACCTGGAACATTAGCCAACGAAGTATCAGAGATAGGTAAAACATATACCGTTACAGGTTTATCCACACATAATTCTAAAACAGCAACATTAACTACTGTGGTTAAAAACTGGGTTGGTCCAGGTCCATCAAATGTTATGAACACTATTGAAGAAGCTATGGATATTGATGGCAACGCTGATAACTATCTAGAGTTTATGCAAAAAGAAATAGCAGCAGCTATTCCAAGAAACGTAACAGTTAATAAACGAAATTTATATAAGAATATAATCGACTTTTATAAAGTAAGAGGATCAAGTGATAGTATAGAAATCTTCTTTAGATTATTATTTAATGAAGTGGTAGAAGTAGAAAGACCTTACGATAAAACACTTATCCCTTCTTCTGGGGTTTGGGATCAAGGGTCAGGAGCTTTCTTATCTAATAAAGGATTTTTATCTGATAGTATTAAAATACAGGATAGTTTAAGATATCAGAAATTTAGTTACTTAATTAGAACTGGTAAAAATATCTCAGATTGGTCAGATGCTTTTACAAGATTAGTTCATCCAGCTGGGTTTAAATTCTTTGGAGAGATTTTATTACTATTAAACTTTGTTAATGTTGGTACAGTAAACGATAAGAAGATGTTAAGTACTCTGGCCAGATTATTTTCTGCAATGCCAGGTATACAACCAGGCGTAATTGGTGTTGAAGATTTACCAGTATTGGTAGAAATGTTTGCATCAGCTTTTACACCACAGGTTACAGCAGATATCCATCAAAGTGCTACGCTTTCTACCTCATTAAAAAATGGGGTTATAAGTACTTCAAGTATTACAGAACCTGGAAGTGGATATATAGCCAATCCGGCAATTACATTCTCAGATGGATCTAGTGGTAAAACAAATCCTGTGGGTGCTGCAGTTGGTACAGATGGATTTGGATCTATAAATTCTATTGGGTTAGGAGATGGTGGAAGAGATTTTCAAGTACCAACTGCAACAATCGCTGCACCAGAAATACACATATTTGATGGATCAAGTTCGTCTATAGTGAGTACATCAGCTAATACTATAACATTAACTGCTCCACAAGCAGCAGTATTCCAGGCAAATGATCAACTAACATATACAACTGATGGAACAGCAATAGCAGGTTTAGTATCTGGAACAGCTTATTTTGTTAAAACTAAAGTGGGTAATGCTATAACCTTATCTGCAACAGTAGGTGGGGCAGTAATTAGTCTAACAGGATTAGGGGTTGGGGAAGTTCACAAATTCCAGGGTAAAACAGCAACAGCGACATTCACAAAACTAGATGGTCTGATTGATATAGTAGAAATATCCCAGACCGGATTTGGATATTCATCGGCACCAAGTGTAACTATTAATGGTACTGGTAGTAATATTGATAACCCAACCGTGACACTTACCATTGATGCTAAAGGAAGAGTCAATGGCGTAACAATTTCAGATAGAGGTTCAGGATTTAATACACTATTCTTAACACCTTCAGGCAATTCAAACGTAGGTAAAATAGCGGCTATAAATATAACTGAAGGTGAACCTAAAAATTATAGAGTTGCTCCTACGTTAATCATCGATGCTCCAACTGCAAAAGGTGCAGATGGACTTTTACTTGGTACAAACGTACAAGCAGTTGCAACATTAACTTTAGATGGTAATAAAAACATAAACGGATTTAGTCTTACACAGGCTGGACAAGGTTATGTTGTTGAACCACAAATTAGATTAGGAAGTCAAGTTCATAACGAAATTCGAGCTAAGGATTTAACTAATATATTAATATTATATTTAAATCATAAAGACGATAGAAGTGAAACACTTGATGAAACAAGCCCATTCGAGCTTAAAGCCCCGTTTGACACAACGGCAAGGTTATACGATCAGAATGGTAAATTAGAACATTTTGGATCCACACAAATACAAAACATGGGTTCAACTAGTATAAATAGATATAACGTGAACAGTTTTGTTCATATAGATTAGAGGAAACGAAAATGACAGCAATAGTCACATCAAAATTCAGAACAGTTAACGCTGAGAATTTTAAGGAAGACATCGGAGCAAATAGCGTATATGTAGCTATTGGTAAACCAGATGTTTGGTCTTTAACAACATCAGATACAACTGATACTACCCCATTTACCCCAAACGATCACATAGATGATATAGGAGAAGCAAGAGCTAACTTTATGGCTATGCAGAAAATATCTTCTACTGATGTTACCCACATTATTCCAAGATACACTTGGACAACTGGAAGGGTTTATGTTGCTTGGGATTCTAACGACGGAGCAATCTTCGATAAAGAATTCTATGTAATTACATCTGAGTTTAAAGTTTATAAATGCATTATTGCACCAGCAACACCATCTACAGTACAACCAACACAAACATTAACTGCTCCAACAGCAGAATCAGATGGTTATACATGGAAATATATGTATACCTTAACAGTTGCGGATTCAGAGAAATTCCTTACTACTTCTTATTTGCCAGTCAAGACCGTTTCCCTTGGTGGCCAAGGAACAGTAGCAGGGGCAGTTTCTTCTAGCACAACTGTTATACTAACAGAAATTAATTCTAAAATACATACTGGAATGACAGTATCAGGTACAGGAATCTCTGGAACACCAACCGTTACAGCTATTGCAGGTTCTAAACTTACTCTATCTGCAGCACAAAGTATTTCAGATGCTGTTATATTAACATTTGCATATGCAGCAGATGCTGATGCAGAAGCAGCTTTATCAGAAGGAGATTATGCACAATACTTAAACCAAAAGGCTTCTAGAGACGCTTCGAATGCAGGTGGAATAGAAAGAATCGAAGTTAGTGCAGGTGGTGGAGATTATTCTTCTAAGCCTACGGTCACTATAACAGGTAATGGAACTGGTGCAGCAGTGGCAGCAGGAAATATTACAATGAGTGGTTCTGGTTCAACACAAAGTGTTGCTAGTATTACTCTAAACAATAAAGGAGATGATTATACCTTTGCAGATATAACTTTCTCTACAGGTTCAGCAGTAGCTAATGCTACAATCTCACCAGTGAATGGTCACGGTGTAGATCCTGTATCAGAACTAGGTGGATTCTTCGTAGGTATTAATACACAATTATCTGGTTCAGGTGGAGCAGGTGCAGACTTAACTGTTGGAAACGATTTTAGACAAATTTCATTAATTAAAAATCCAACTAATCATGGAACAACAACTATCTCAACAGCTACTACTTTGAATGCTTTAAGTTACTTAGACTTTGCTTCAAGCGTAACAGTAGCTAACTACGCAGTAGATGAGTTACTAGTTGGAGGAACATCTGGAGCACAAGCTTATGTGGCTTCCATAGATAGTGGAAATGGATATATTTATTATACCCAAAATAGCAAAACAGGATATGGTCTATTCCAAAATAGTGAAACTGTTACTGGTCAAACTTCTAGCACAGCCGGTGCTTTAGAAAGTTCAAATGCAAATGGTAATCCAGAAGTTGCAAGAGGATCAGGAGAAATGCTTTTCTTAGAAAACAGAAACCCAATCAATAGATCAACCACACAGATTGAAGATATAAAAGTTATAATTGAATTCTAATTATAAATATTAGAAATAGGTAAAAGAATATGGCAACAACAAAAGTTAGAAACTATAACATACAACCGTACTATGATGATTTCGACGAAACTAAAAATTATCATAGAGTATTATTCCGTCCTGGATATGCGGTTCAAGCCAGAGAATTAACACAGCTTCAAACAGCATTACAAGCACAGATAGATCGATATGGCCAATATGCATTTAAAGATGGTTCAAGAGTATTAGGTGGTAAGGTTAGTATCAACGTCGAATATGATTTTATAAAAATAAAATCCACTTTTACCCATGATACTGGTGGAGCTGGTTTAAATAGTGATACTTACCTTTCGGATTTTGTAGGTTCAACAATCACAGGATCAGCTAACAGTGGTAACCAAATCACAGCTAAGGTTATTGGATTTGCAACAAAAACAGATGCATCAAACCCAAATACTTTATACATCAAATATGAAAATGCAGGTGGTGCAACAGGAAATAGAACAGTACAAACCTTTGCAGCTGATGAAGAAATAACTTCTAACGCGTCAACTGTTTCAGGTACAGTTAGATATGGTGAGCTAGTTGCTTCATCCGATACTCCTACAGGAAAAGGTTCAATTGTTAATATTGAACAAGGTGTTTACTTTATAGCTGGTACTTTTGTTTATGTAGAAGCAGGATCATTAATATTAGATAAGTATACGAACACACCAAGTTATATTGTTGGTTTATCAGTCACAGAAAATTTAGTATCTTCAGACACATCAGGACATTCAGCATTAGTGGATAATGCTACAGGAACACCAAACTTTGCAGCCCCAGGCGCGAACAGATATACAATAGAAACTTCTTTAATTAAAGAACCACTAGCATTAGCTTCTAGATCAACTGCAGAGTATGTTCCATTAGTGACTGTTGAATTAGGAAAAGTACAGTTTGATAAAACAGATAAGAATAATGATACTGGTCTTACTCGTAGATTAGCAAGACGTACTTTTGAAGAATCAGGGAACTATACAGTATCACCATATGAATTAAACATTAGACAATATTTAGACGATGGATCTAACTTTGGTTATAAAACAAATACACAAATCGTAGCAGATGGAGATGCAGGAAGTAATTCAGCTGGTACAACATTCGGACAGGCAAGATTAGCAGTTGGTGTTGAACCATCTGTATCTTATGTAAAAGGTTTCAGAAACGAAAACCTTGCTACTAAATATGTAAAAGTTGAAAAGCCAAGAGACGCAAGTGCAACAAATACAGTTAATAATGCTACAACACAAATTAGATTAGGTAACTATGTTAGATTAAAATTAGATACAGTTGCTGGTCTTCCAGATATTAATAACTTTACAGAAATGTTCTTAAGGAACCAAGCTGGAACTAATATTGGTACAGCACGTGCAAGAGGCATGGAAATAGTTGGAGCTGGATCTTCAGGTTATGCAGCATTATATCTTTTTGATATAGCAATGACTGGATCAAATACTTTTAACTCAACAAGATCAGTATCTCAGGCAGATGCACCCTTAGCATTTACAGCAGAATTAATTAACAGAGCAGGTTCAGTAGGACCAGCACCACAACCATCTGCAAATTCAGATGCATTATTATTTGATTCTGGACTTAGCTCATTAGTATATAAATTACCATATAAGGCTATAAAA